GTATCTGATTGTATTCGACTTGAACGCCTCCGAGATTTATCAGCGTATTGCAAAAGACGGAGGCAAGCCCAAGACTGCGCGTACACCTGTATTCCCGGCCGGTTGGAAGGATCAGTTCGGCTTGCCTTATCGTGAGCACCAGAAGTCCCTGCAGATCAATATCTTTGACGGATACGCAATCTATGGAATCAAGGATAGCACTGTATCCTCCACGGCATCCGTGGAAAATGTCACATCAGCCCATAACGCATATCAACCAGAGGTACCTGTGCAGGAGGGGAGTGTAAATGGGTAGTACGGATAACAGCGCGATCATGACCATTGACTTAAAGTGGAATCGCTTTCGCATACATAAGTCCACCCTGAACAAAATGGGGAATCCGCAATATGTTCAATTTCTGGTCAATCCAGAAGAAATGTTCATTGCTGTACTTGGCTCAGATCGGCCCCTCACTGGTGGCACCTCCAACCGAGTGAAATTGGTTCAAACATCACGCCATTATTCTGTTGAGTTCTACAGCAATACGCTCCTGTGCGCTTTGGTCAATATGATCGGTACTCTCGACTTCCAATACAGTTATCGTATGAGCGGAGAGGTGGATGTTGCAAACAGAGTAGCCTATTTCTCCATGAAAACCTTAAAGAAAAATGAGAGGAGACCTCCCAGCGATGGATAAAGGATTTGCGGTGTTGGAGATCGACCCGGAATTCAAGACACTCATTCGCCCTTTACGGAAGGATGAGTATCTTCAACTCGAAGTAAATCTTGCAGTAGACGGCTGCAGAGAGCCGATCATCACATGGAATAACATCATCATTGATGGTCATAACCGCTACGAGATATGTAATCGGCTGCACATCCCCTATGCTGTACAGAAAATGCCATTTGAGAACCGAGAGCAAGCGATTGTATGGATCTGCAGCAATCAGCTTGGTCGCCGAAATATCACGGAGGAAACCAGACGATATCTCATTGGAAAGCAGTATGAACTTGAGAAAGTAGCGCGTAAGCATCCGCCCAACATCAATGGGTTCAACCAGTATAAACGGAGAAACAAGGGTGAGCGAGGCGAGACTTTTCGGCGCACAGCCCAGAAGTTCAGCGCTCAATATAATGTATCTACTGGATCTGTGCAGAAGTATGCGATCTTCAGTAAGGCGTTAGACGTTGTTGGACAGGCAGACCCTGAACTTCCTGGCAAAGTGCTTTCTGGCACTTTCAAAATATCTCACGAGAACCTTGTGGCCCTTTCGAAAATGCCGCCGGAAGAGATTAGGCGGATCGGGACAAGACCCGAAGACCTACAGCACCCGTTCACCAGTTACAGTGACACACGAAAAGAATTTGCTGATACAGATGAGGAGCCAGTTGAATCTATGCAGGAAACTTTACCTCTTATCAAAATTCCCCCTATGCACGACCCAGATGCCGAAATCGCCGGTTTGACTCTGACCGTTCCGTCATGGGTTAGTTCCATCGAGCGAGCCAGAAACAATGCGGATATGAACGCCGCTTCAACGAGTGCAAAAAGCAAACTTGAGGAGGCGCTGTTGTCACTACAGGAGAAGGTGTCCGAGATGCTCTCAGAAATCAGGGAGGTAGACTAATGCAAGACTTCAGCAGATTTGTTCCGAATGTCCACTTCGAGCAGATCCCAATCAAAAATCTCGTGTCTAATCAGGAATACCAGCGGCCATTGTCTCAGGCGCAGGTTGAAAAAGCCATCGAGGATTTCGACCTGAACCAAATCAACCCGGTGAAGGTGAGCCGCCGTGATGGTGTCAACTATGTCTTTAATGGTCAGCACACCATAGAAATCGTTGCTACTGTATCCGGTTCGCGGGAGACTCCTGTTTGGTGCATGATTTATGACAGCTTAGATTACAAGAACGAAGCAGACATTTTTGCAAATCAGATGAAGCATGTGCGCCCGTTGAAGCCTTATGAGATATTCATGGCCAATATCGAAGCAGGAAATGAGCAACAGCTTGTTATTAAGCGGCTCGTTGAATCCTATTCTCTTTCTATCGGGCCGACCAAAGCATATGGCGTGATCTGTGCGGTTGCCACGCTGGAGCGGATCTACACCAAATATGGTTACCATGTGCTTGACCGAACTTTGCGGCTCTGCGTTGGTACATGGGAGGGGGATATCGACTCTCTGGGAGCAAATGTATTAGCCGGTGTTGCGAGAATGGTCGTAGCATTTGGTGACCAGCTTCGTGACGAAACCTTTAAGGAGAGGGTTGGCTTCATGTCTGTTCGGCAGTTGTCTCGCATCGCTAAAGAGCGTGGAGCAGGGTCTCTTTGCTACGCCGAAGCTATGCTCGTTGCTTATAACCGAAAATGCAAATATACCTTGCGAATGGCGAAGCTGCATTCTGGGAAGGTTGCTGCGGAAGATGACTTTGTAGAGGAAAACGAAGAACCTCTTGCAGACGATCCTGTCCTTGAGGAATAGCACACGCGGAATGCTCTTTGGCTTGTGACTGGTAAAAAAAGATCCCCCTTGCTCGAAGGGAGATCTGATGGTGAATCAAGCTGTGTTATTCAAGAGCCAGCGAGAAGGCCGGCCGCATATATTCCTGTGCGCTCCGGCTTAATCCGCATTCTGCTGCCAGACGATTCCAGTTATCTCGGACGGTTTTCAGGACATCTGCCGCCATAGCAGTTGCGTCCTTGGTGCTGATCTCACAATACGGTGCGATCTCCAGCGCAAGGTCGAGGGAGATCGTCGCATCGTCCTCGTTTACGCAGAGGGACAGCTCGTCACCCTCCGGGACGGGGTTTACATCGTACAAGGGTGAGAGATGCCAGCCATCCGCCTTGAGGATAAAGCCGTGATTTCTCATGTGGTCATCCGTATTGGAAACAGCCATATTGAACACGATCCGCTTCCATAGCTCTGTCAAATCTTTCTTGGGAGCAGCGCCGTTAGCCTTGATAAAGGATACCAGTTCAAGATAACTGGAGCCGTCCGCTGCCGATGCCCCATCGGTCTTGCCGAGCATTGTCATGGCGGATGCGAAATGAATCCGCGCAGCACCATTCCGGTCAAACCTTCGTACAAGGAAGGTGCTTCCGTATTTGGAGAAGTCGATCAGCATGGACTCGGGAACATCCAAGCCGCAAAGTCTTGCAAGGTCATGGGTGACCTTTTCCCATGCGCCCACGTTAACATCGTCGTGCTTGGACGGAAACTTGGCGATCCACAGATTTCCGCTTGTGTCCAGAACGGTGGCCTTCGGACGAGCGCCACCCAGCGAGGAACCGGGCTTGATGAGCTGATTGATCCATTTCTGTTCGAGACCGGACTCATCGTTTTCAAATTGACGGGAAGCCTCCTCCAGCGTTCGCAGGCTGGTCCATGGAGGTGTTGGGGTTTCCGAATCATCCGAGAGAAACGGCCCGTCTTTGTCCAGCTTGAAGCGGATCGCGCCCATCCGCGTCTCGTCGTAGACGCCCATCAGGAAGTCGCTGTCTAAGAGCTTTCGAGGCTTTCGGCCTTCCTGTTCAGCCAGTATTCTTTCTCTGCGCGTCATCAGCAGGCGGCCCCAGCGGTCGGGGGAAGAGTCAGCGAAAAGACCGAACACATTTTTTGCGCCGGTGGGATACTGACGTCCGGCGTACAGTTGAAGATCCGGGTCGAGATACATGTAGTTTGCGCTGCTTTTTAACCAGTCAGCATCATACTCAAAGGAGTAGCTCTCACGGCCGCGGACATTCTCCACGAAGAGCGTCCCCAGGAAGTTTGGCGTTGTAGATTTGAAGCTCTCATAGACATAAATTGCTTTTTGGTTTGATGCCACGGTTAATCACCTCCGTTTCGTGGTGCTCTCTTGCGAGTGGTAAGTTCAAGGTCTTGGAGTTTACGCCCCAGCTCGTCATCCTTTGCAACGAGCAGAAGGTCTTTATCCATATTGTTCAGTGCGTGCAGAACTGCGGCATAGATCCCAATCGCGACAGAGGGGTTTCCCTTTTCAACATTCCACACTGTGGCTCGGCTCACACCAGCTCTTTCCGCAACCAATTCGGCAGACAGATGCCGCCGTAATCTGGCAAGTTTGATCTGTTCTCCCAGCTGTTCTAAAATCGCCTGCGTCTGCGGCAGCACAGCAACACTCTTTCGTCCCATTCTGCGCACCACCTCTACATCATCTTTGTGCTTGTTATTATAGACGATACATCTATAATTGTCAATAAATAAAGACATTAAAAGGCGGCGTGTCTGCGATTATCCCATACTTCATTGTGTGCTGACTACCTTACCGATATGCATCCGGCCTTATGCCTGATTGGGGGGATTCTATGGAAGTAATCATTCATTTGCCGCGCTCAAAGGAAGGTCAGGAGGAACTTGCCAAGCGCGTTGCAACTGTCCATGCACAGTTGATTTATAATTACATCTCAAGGTTGGAGTGTTCAGCAGAGCAAAAAGTCGCCCTTCTCGATGCGATTCAGGAGAACATCTACGATAAAATAAAGAAAGAGAAAGAGGGGTGATCCCTCAATCTCCTACACTTAGACGGATTCTTCGACAAGGTATCCGCCACCGAAGATGATTTCCAGCTTGCCGCCAGGATAAACCTTAATGCATTCTACCATCTGACGGACGATGGAGTCATCGTACTCCATGCATTTGTTTTCTCTTTCTGAGATGATGGCTTGGATCTGCTCGAGGCGGCTCTGTTCGCCGTTATCCTTGGCAGTACTTTCTTGAATGGCAGCTATACGCTGCTTGAGAAGTTCTGTTTCTTGTGACAGTGTCATGAACTCGCTTTCATGGGCCTCGATGCCATCACCGGAGCTGACACTCTCATTGACAAGCGCCAGCATCTTATTGTTTAGGGCTTCGACCTTTCTCTCCAACATATCTACTTCTTCCGGATCTCCATTAAGGCCGAGGGCTTCGCTGATGGTCGCTCTCATGAGTGCCTTATAGGTGGCGTTATCTTGCTCGTTAAACTTGTTGACCGCTCGAACGATGGCCTCCTGTAGCTTGTCCTCCATAATGGTGGGGGAATCGCTGCAGTATTCCTTGCCGTAGTCCAGTCGGCTGATGCAGCGCCACACGATGCGCTTGACACCGTTCCTTGACCATGTCACACGGCGATAGCGAGTACCGCAGTTGCCACAGATGAGCACATCGGTCAGGGCGTAGCGGGAATACTTTCCGGTGGATGTGATGGAGCTCTTTGCAGATCCTGGCGTTTTTGCTTTTCGCCTGGCCAGTTCTTCCTGAACCTTGTTGAAGGTCACTCTGTCGATGATGGCTGGATGGTTATTCTGAACATAGTACATTGGAGCTTCTCCGGTGTTCTTCTTCCGCTTCTTTTCGATGCAGTCAACGGTGACGGATTTTTGCAGAATCACATCTCCGCAGTATCGCTCGTTGGAGAGCATATTCATGATCATGCCCTTGCTAAAGCTGATGGTTTTGCCGGGAATATCATAGTTCTCAGCCTGCATCATCTTGGAGATTTTGTCCACGGTTTCTCCAGCCAGATAGAGATTGAAGATGCGTTCCACGATGGCCGCTTCGCTCGGTACGATCTCCGGCTCACCGTCAGCGCCCTTTCTATAGCCGAGGAACCGCTTGTACATGAACACTGGGGTTCCTTCCTCGAACTTTTTGCGAACGCTCCAAGTAATGTTCTTACTGATGCTTTCGGATTCGGACTGTGCGAAGCCAGCATAGATGACCAGATACAGCTCGCTGTCTGTCTTGAGTGTGTCGATCTGCTGCTCCTCAAAGTAGACGCCGATGCCTTTGGACTTGAGCATTCGGACATAGTCGAGGCAGTCCACCGTATTTCTCGCAAAGCGGGATACGGATTTGGTGATGATGTAATCGATCTTTCCAGCCAGACAGTCGTTGATCATTTTGTTGAACTCAGGCCGCTTGTCGGCTCTTGTGCCGGACTTGCCCTCATCAGCGAACAGGCCTGCGAAGCACCAGTCTTTACGACTGGCGATCATCTCGGTGTACACCTTCTTTTGGTTGGCATAGGAGACGAGCTGCTCTTCGCTATCTGTCGAGACTCGGCAGTATGCCGCCACTCTTTTCTGTCTGTATTTTTCTTTGTCTACCGTCATGGAGCGTTTCGGCTCTATGACAGTGACAATTTTCTTAGGGACTTTCGTTACTTCCATCGTCCAGCGTGACCTCCGTTTCTGTCTTAGTATGAAGCACCACTCTGCCTTGTTCGCCGAGCGTGATGTATGAGGCGAGGGCGGTAAAGTAATCTCGATTGAATTCATCCTGCGTGACCATCGTATGTGCCAGTTTCCTTGCGAGCGATACTGTGAGGTTCAACTTGGCATTGCTTTGCTCGTACATCAGCGCTGCCATCTCGATGGTCTTTTCAATGATGTACTCCTCGTTTGGAGCGTCACACTCCAGCTCCAGGGCGATATCGTTTCCTACCTTGGTGACCTTCGCGTCTGGTTCATACCGTTTCCTGGGTTTCGGCTGGAGCAGATGGTCATTGAGGATGACCCGATTGATGAGGACGGTAATGGTTTCGATGAGTTGGGTATCGCTGATGCGAACTCTGATGCCGCAGTCAGCGTTAGTGCAGTTCCAGCTCTCTCGAATGCGATGCTTCATACTGACACGACGCTTCATTGGCTGACCGCAGTTGTCGCACCGAACGAAGTCACGGAGCAGGTCGATGGCATCGTTTTCCTTTTCGCAGGTATTGCGCTGCCGCGCCGTTTTCAGGCTGACTGCCGCTTCATACATATCTTCATCTATGATGGGGTCGTATTCTTCAGTCCCAATATATTTGGCGTTGTCGATGATTCTTGCGATACGGGCTTTATCCCATGTGGTGGTTCTTTGTGTATATGGGATCTGGCGACCGGTCAGTTCTTCCGCAATTGCTTTGAGAGAAGCGCCATCCAGATATGCCTTAAAGATCTCTCGGATGATCTCTGCTTCCTCAGTTGAGATGACCGTTCTGCCATTTCGCATCGTGTATCCGTATGGGATGTACCGTATCTTTTTCATGAGTGCCTCCTATATGCGTTCTCTGAATCGAAGCCCGCCAAGGAGTTCCACGGACATTTCGTCCTCTTTATTGATTTGGATGGACTTCACAATTTCCAGAAAGAGCTTCTCATCGAATACGTCGAGGGGTTCTTCCAGTTCGAAGATGAGCATTTTTAGCTTCTTGACTTCCTCAAGCATGATGGCGGCTTTTGAATTGAACTTCTCCTGTCTGACGTCCTTGAGTTTTGCCAGCTCTGCGCTGATCTCGTTGGCTTGCGCCTGATAGACTTCAGGGGCGAGGTATCCCTTGGACCGGAGTTGTTCAAGCATGAGCAGTTTCGCATTCAACTCAGCGATACTCTTGCTTAAATCACGCGCAGCCAGATTGTTTCGCTTCATAGCTGCCAGTGTCATCTCCAGCCGGCTGATGACCTGTCCGAGAATGTTATCTACAGAGAACCGCAGTTTGTTCACCAGGGAGATGAAGCCGTCGTAGATTCTTTCTTCGTTGTAGTAGTTGGAGTCGCAGGCCGTGCTGTCATCTTTGTGAAGGGAGCATACCCACTTCACAGTCCCCGACACGATTCTTCGCCTATAGAAAGAGCCACACTCAGAACACTGAATGCGGCTTGTAAGCGGATAGATATTTTGTGTTGTTGCTTTGGCGAAGACATCCTTGCGCTTTTCAATAAGGGTCTGTGCGGCATCGAATACATCCTTTTCGATAATGCCGGGGTGGGTACCCTTTGCGTAGAAGCGATCTTCCTGTCCACGATTGGTGTGTTGGTTGAAGGGAACGGTGGTTTCTCGGTAGGTCTTTTGATAAAAGCTGTCGCCGATGTACTTTTCGTTCTTCAGAATATATGCCACGCGACTCGGTCGCCAGGTTTCCTTTCCGGCCTTGGTAGGGATGTTGAGTTTGTTCAGCTCTCTTGCGATCTCACTTGTGGAGAAGCCCTGCAAGTACAGAGCGAAGATATTCCGCACAATGCCTGCTTCCAGCTCGTACACGGTCAGCATCTTATCGACCAACCGGTATCCGTAAGGGGCGTTGCTGTCCACATACTCGCCAAGTTCCATGCGCTTGACGATTGAGAGGCGCTGGTTCATAGAGATGGACTGCGATTCCTCCTGCGCCAGAGCAGAGAAGGTATTAAGAAGCATCTCGTCGCCCATAGAGAGCGTTGAGATGCCTTCCTTTTCAAACTGAACGCCCACACCCAGTAGCTTGAGTTTTCTTACATAGGCCAGAGCATCTTTTGTGTTTCGTGCGAAGCGGGAGATGGACTTCGTTATGATGAGGTCAATTTGCTTGAGCTCACACATGCGGATCATCCGCTGAAATTCATCACGGGTTTCGCTTTTCATGCCAGTGAGCCCTTCATCGGCGAAGATGTCCACCAGTTCCCAATCGTCGCGTGCACCGATGCATTTTTTGTATGCTCGGATCTGTGCGGCATAGGAGTTAAGCTGATCGGCAGAGTTGGAAGACACTCGGCAGTAAGCTGCAACCTGCATCTTCTTCGTGCTCTGTCTTGTGATAGGGGTGATGAGCCGTACTTCAGGCATTTCGGTGTCCTCCTCTCTCGTTTTTTGGTTGGTATCATATTATGATACCAACCACTTTTGACAAACCACATTATACTGATAACTATTCTGAATAGCTACCAAAACAATTGGAACAGCGAAGAATTGACCTTATGCACAATTTTCAGTGGGCTAATACGATATCTGCGCCGGTAAGCTTCATATAATATTTTTTCGCCCTGGCATATTCCTTTTCTGTGATCAACTCCTGCGCAAGGAGATCCTTCAGCATATCAACAATAAAGAGAAAATTGGCGTTCTTGGTGTTCTTGTTTGACAGCATGGTGCTACCTCCTCGTGGTTGATTTCGTGTTTATAGAAATGAGCAGAGACAGCAGTTACAGTATAGTCTGCTGCCTTTGGCGGTTTCGCTGCTCCATGTAGTACACATTGCAAAGAGCAACTTTTCAATATAATTATGCCGAAATTATTGGCACTTTTCAAAATTGCAGATGATAGGAATCTAAGGACAAGTTTTGTCCTCACATTTCTATCATCAAAAAGGCGGGAGCCGTCCATTGGTTGGAAGAATATTGCTTTCCCATGGTATGGCTCGGCTCCCGCCGCATTTGTGTTCTTACTTACTAATGATCCTATTCGACACTACTCCCCGGATCGTGGGCGGCTAAACTGACCAGTGGCTGGCACCACCCTCCGGGAATCTCACCCCTCCGAGGATCTCTCCGAGCTGCCCCCATTGCTTGAGTCTGTGGCTGGACAGTGAGTACAGGTCAACGGTGTCATTGCGAGACAGCTTGCCAAAGCTGCTTTGGGCTGGGTGGGTATCGCTCGGCCACCTTAGTAGGCCGTCTTTTATGCGGAGTTTTCCGCACAGGTGGGTCTTGGCGCACCCGCCGCATCGCTGTTCCCCTTCGTCAGGGGCCCGTTGGCTGACGTTATCAGTCGCCGGATATGCAGTTTTCAATGTTCACAAGAAGAGATTTTTCTTCTCGCATGTATACGGGAGAAAACAGGCATCTTAACAACCCTCCTCGTCCAAATTATTTTTGATTTTTTTCAAAATGCGCTTTTTCCGCTCATGGACGGCCTGCTGAGACATCCCCAGCCTCTGTGCACATTCCCTTTCGCTGCGGTTTTTGAAGTAAAGTTCATAGACCAGCTCGTAGTCTTTTGGAGGAAGCAGATCCAGGACATTACGCAGGGACTGGAATACCATCTCCTCAATGGCCTGATTTTCGGGCGTATTTTCATAATCTATAAACTCGTGGAACCGCTCGTATCCCTCATTTTCGCCGCCGATCAGCGAACTCATCTGTGTCTCATGCTTAAAAAAGCGTTCCGTGCTATCTTCGATATTCCATTTCGTTCGCCTGTAAGTCTGAAAAACTTCCTTGGTTACTTGGATAAGTTCATATTGGCCGGTCATGGTGTTGTAAACATTGAGAACATATACTTTTTCGGACATGATTTTGATCTCCTTTTGATTTTTTGAAATTGATGGGGGTTTTCAAAAAATCGGAGATCAGGGATATCGAGCGATATAGGGCACCCAAAGGCTGGTCAGCATTGTTACCTCCGTTAAGGGGCAACAGCACAAAAAAGCCGGGCATTAAGAAGGTAGGTACACTTTGCAGTAACCTTTTCCTCTCAATGCCCGGCAATTTGGTGACTCATAGACTTCCTGATCTAAGGACCCGTGGCTCGGTGCGATCAGCTTTCTTATTCTGTTGTCGTTCTTATGTGTAAGTGTGGCAGGGTACCCGGTAATAGGTAGCTCTCCTGCGGCTTGGGGTGCGATAACTCAGGTCGATCTCAACAACCTTTCTGCAGTTGGGACACTTCAGTTCAATGATGCCCGAGGTGGGCGTCACTTTATCAAAGATGCGCCAGTCGCATTTTGGACAGCGTTTTACGACTTTGATCTCATATTGGTTAGTTTTCATAGTATACGGTCCTCCTCATCCATCTCGACTCGAACCAACCTATAGGGGTCGGAAAGATCATTCCTTTTCAGAAGTCCGAGCTGCATCATCCGAATGGACAATGCTGTTTTGGAAGCCCCCATAAATGATGCCATTGCCTCAAACTTCTTATAGTCGGCGGAGGCGAATACTCGGTTAAGTAAGCGCATCTGAGTTCCAAGGCCGAATCGCTCCATACACCGAATCACACATTCTGGCGGAAGCAAGATCATGGCAGCCAATGTTTCGACTTGCCATTCCTCCCAATCGGTATTCCCTCTACTGCTCCGGTAATAGCAGTGGACAGAGCGTGCTTTTGCCTGGGCTCCATAGTCATGCGGAAACAGCATTTTCAGAATATGGTGACAGCTCTCATGGGAAACAGTATAGTTCCTGCGACCTATGTTTGCGCCTTCTTTCATGAGTTCGCTTTCAATCAAAATGGTTTTTCCATCGAGCATATAATATTGCTCTTCTTCGCAGCTCGGATCTTCGGGAAATATCTCAACGCCTACCTCACAAGAAGATGTCAAGCCGATTTTTTCGCCATTCAGGGATAACCGGGCATAATCGACATGAAGGCCCAGGAGTTCTTGGCAGAGATAATCGATATCTACTCGTTCCGGGGCTTGATCGGATATAGCCGGAAGTTTTTTATAAGCCGCGATGACTCTTCCACCGATTGTCTCAAGATCATTGCGTGATAGAAATTTCAATTGCTTACCTCCTATATATGAAGGTTCTTTGCTTCGACAAACCACTGATCTTCGTCCTCAAAGAGATAGGTTTGCCTTCCTCCGATCATAATCGTATAACGGATGCCTGTTCCGCCAACTTTTGTTGCTGCGGCTCTCCGTCTGCCGCAGACACGGTCGATGGAATATTCCTTTCCGTCTTCAAAAGTCAGAGAGACAGGAGTTTTGGTGCGGTCTGGTGCTACGACGACCAGCACCTTCACCACGGCTTTGTGGAATTGCATTTTCATCTTGTTCAGCCACTTCCCTTCAGTTGGCAGTAGTTACTGATACATAAGTCCGGGCATGGTCACCAACTGCCTACCGTCATCTGGGATCTTCAAGTCACCCATAAGCACGGCGTAGGAAATGGCTCGTTTGCCGAACCTTTTTCGAATGTCCTCAACAGCGTCCTCCAGACGGATGCGGCGATCTCGCTTCTGATGATCCACGAACATGGAGAGCTGCTCTGCTTCTTTCTGCGATACCAAATCAATACAACGGATAGTGACGGCTCGAATCGGCTTGTCCCACCGATATCGTTCCATAAACAGGTGAAAGCCTGCCCCTGCGATCTCATTGGGGAGCTGTGTTCTGAATGGGAGCTTACACTGGTACTGTGAGCCATACAGGTCATTTGCCCGGACGGAGACTTGCACACCACAGGCCATCAACTCGTGGACACGGAGTCGATGCCCAACATCCTGGCTCAATTCCAGCATGACTCGGAAGACTTCTTCCGGCGTTTGCAGGTCAGCGGTACAGGTGATTCCGTGTCCGATGGACTTGACGGGGCTAACAAAATCCTTGTGCATGACATGAGAAGTATCCGTTCCGTTTGCATATCTCCAGAGTTTTATGCCATTGATCCCCAGCATGTGCTGTAGCGTTTCCGGGGATGTCTTTGCTACATCACCGATGGTGCGGATCCCGTATTGAGCCAGTTTGTTTTCTGTGGACCTTCCTACATAGAGTAACTCGGCAGCATCGAGCGGCCAGATACTTTCCTTGAAGTTATCCTGCCTGATTTCGGTGGTTGCATCCGGCTTCTTCATGTCCGATCCGAGTTTGGCAAAGATTTTGTTGAACGACACACCGATGCTCACCGTCAGGCCAAGCTCGTCCTTTGTTGTCTGCCGAATCGCCTCGGCGATCTCCATGCCTGTTCCGCAAATACTGGAGCCGGTCACATCAAGCCAGCACTCATCCATGCCATACGGTTCAACAAGATCCGTATATCGGTGGTAGATTTGGCGAGCCAGCTTAGAATACTTGAGGTACTGGTCGTACTGAGGCGGTACAACGATCAGTCCTGGGCAAAGCTGCCGAGCTTCCCAATTTACCATGCCTGTTTTTACTCCGGCTTTCTTGGCTAAGTCCGACTTGGCTAAGACGATACCATGACGCTCTTCCGTCGACCCGCATACCGCAACAGGCTTCCCTTTGAGCTCAGGATTGAGTATCATCTCGACGGATGCGTAGAAGGAGTTCATGTCACTGTGCAGAATAACACGCTCGCTATCCATGTGTTTTTCACCTCTTATCTTGTCCGTGTGCCTTTATGATAATTTGATTATTCATCTATGTCAATGTCGCATTTGTAGAGTAATAGTCAATTTCCTGTTGACAGCGAGTATTTTCCACTATATACTGAAGCCATAAACAGAAAAGGCGGTCGCTATTATGAGTAAGAGCAAAGCTAAAATCCTTTCTCTCCCGGTAACGAATCACGCGAACTATAATGCAGAGATGGAGCGTCAGGAAAATGTTATCGGAGCGCGCATTGATGAAGCACGACGCAAGGCTGGACTCAGCCTTGTCGACTTCAGCGCACTTTTGCGGCAGTATGGGGTAACAATGTCCCCCAGCGGCATCAATAAGTGGGCGAAGGGCAGCGCCCTGCCTAACGCCTATCAGATGATGGCCGTCTGCCATGCGCTCGATCTGGATGTGGATGTTTCTTATTTTTGCAGTAGTCATACGCCGGTGCTCAATGATACCGGTTTGGCAAAGGTCAAAGAGTACAGGGATGACCTGATTGCTTCAGGAAGATATAAGCCGCAGCCAAAGGTGGTCAGCATTCTCAAGTACATAGATATGCCTGTGAGCAACCTTGCGGTATCTGCTGGTACTGGTGAGTTTCTTGAGGAAGGGAACTTTGAAATGGTTAGTTTCCCTGAGAAGTCTGTTCCGAAAGGTGCCGATTTTGGCGTGCGGGTTTCTGGTGACAGCATGGAGCCGGTCTATCATGACGGTCAGATCGTTTGGGTAGAGGAATGCGAGACTCTGGCCGTTGGTGAAGTCGGCATCTTTGTCTATGATGGCGATGGCTATTTGAAGGTCTACAGCGAGCAGGAGCCAGATGAGAACCAAAGGGACGCATTTACTGACAGCTATGGTTGCCTGCACATGCAGCCTGTGATGCTGTCCTATAATCAGGCATACGCGCCCAAGACGATCATGCCCGACTCGAGATTCCAAATCGTAGGGCGCGTTCTTTAAGTACAGAATATTGGACTACATTTCCTTTAGAATTGATGGCAGGAAAGAATGTAGAAAGGCGGGGATTACATGGATACGATAGCAAGAGTGATGGAGTTGGCCGACGAGCGTAACCTCTCGCTTTTCAAGCTATCTCAGTTATGCGATGTTTCCTATTCAACTTTGAAGAATGCTGAGATGCGTGGAAGTCAGTTAGGGGTTCCTACAATCGAGCGCATCTGCGCTGCGCTGGGGGTCACATTGAGCGACTTCTTTGCGGAATCAGGAACATAATATGCAAAAATAGAGAGGCCGGAACAATGTTCCTGGCCTCTCTTTCACTTTTGGGTTATTTTTTTTGGAATAGATGGCTATGCTCAGCATCCAACCAAGCCGTTATTTGTTCACGAGTTACAGTCTTGCCAACATTATACATGAAAGTTTCATTACCTGCAATCACTCTCCGTGCTTATGAAGAAGTGTGATATACTCTTTTCTTCTGACTTAAATCTCCGATAGAGTGAGCTGTTCTGGTGGGTTCACTATGAACTCGTCCTGGGTTCAACGAGCGGGCGCAGTTCACCCTTGATGGGGCGATGATAGTTGCGCTTTAATTGAGCAAAGTGGTTGGTATCATAATATGATACCAACCACTTTCTAATTATCGTGGTGCGTAGAGAGGACGGTCATTTACCACCCGATATAAATCAGCGCTGTTGGGCAACATAGAACCGCAAGGTATTGGGCAAGCACCGATACCTTGTGGTTTTATTCTATACGAAAACATCTTTCATCGATTGACCTAATTGCGAGCCAACCTGCGGATATTTCCAATGATGAGCATTAAGTCATCGTCATTTAATTTATGGAGCTCCTCGATGGCCGTTTGCAGAAGCGCAGGATTTTCCTCGGATTCATCGAAGAATTGGCTTGGTGTGATATCAAAATAGTCGCAGATTTGAAGGAACTCCGCCATGGGTGGCAGTGACTTGCCGGAGGATATGTTATAAATATAGCTCCGGCTGTGTCCGAGATCATAACTCATTTGATATTCGGAGACGCCTTTTTTCAATCTCAGCTGGGTAATTCGGTCACGCACGAATTGTGTGTCCATATAATACTCACCACCTATTCTATGCATATTGTAGGTGATGGCTGGGAGAAAATGACCCACGATTTTACGCTGTCCGGCTTGAAACAATACAGAGTATTATGCTATAATACAGGTAAATATGTCTGCAAGAAGAGTAATCGGGCAATACATCAAGTATTAGTCGTTTTAAGCGCGCAGAATTATTTTTTCAGTAAAACAAAAAGCGAGTGCCACAGGCACTCGCACGGGTAACTTTCTTTTTCGTGAAGTAAGTTCCTTGACGACGCATATTTGGACTACAGATACAGATATAATTATACAAATTCCTGCCGTTTTCGTCAAG